AATCTTATAATTCCTGATCCTGGATCAGAATCTGTTGTTGTTGTTGAATAAGTAAATTGTGCTGAATCTCCACCAGCTGGAAGGAAATCTGCAACAGTTGTTAAATCTCCAGAACTATCAAAACCTAAAGTCTTGGATGCTCTGTCTGTTGCACTATCTGTAAATTCAGCAGAAGAGATTGTATTTGTTCTTGATACTTTAAATGATCTATCTAATTGTTCTTGTAATTCTTGAGCAATTGCTAAGTTTTTATCAACTGCGGTTTCTAAAGTATTAGCTGGAAGTGGATCATTTTCTATCAGGTCCATACCTTGAGTTTGAGTAGTATTTCTTCTTAATATTATAGTTTCACCAGTCGCAACTGTATTACCTGTAGTAGTCGTAACAGTTCCACCAGAAGCATCACCAGCACCTGAAACGGTATAATGAGTTGTTAAAGTTTTTACAGTTTCTGTTCCAGTAGATGAACGAATGATAACTTGCATTTCGCTATCCGAAGAAATTTTAAAAGTATAGCTGAACGCTGTTGTGCTATCGTTTCCTGAGTAGCTGTTTTTAATTGTTGTTGTGCTTATTGTCATTGTGTATTTGCCTCTATTATTTCATTTTGTTGATTAACGGATTTCTCAAATTCTATTAAAGAATTATCTAAAAATGGATCTCCATCATTTTCCATTTTCAATTTCTCTAATAAAAGTTCATCAGCTCTTGAATTAATGCTTTTATAAAAATTACTAATTGGTGCTATTGATCCATTTGAAAGTTTATTTTTTATGTTGTTAGCATCACCATCTGATTTAAGCATAATTCTTGCATCTGATCTTGCACTTGTTAAAGCCTTTTTAAGCATTATCTTTTTTATAGCAACATCAGAGCTTTGATACTCAGGATCATTAATTAATAAATTAACATTATTGTTGAACAATTGACCTGAATGATATTGAAAAAATTGTTGCTCATCAGCATCCATTAAAACTGATACATTACCTACTTCAATATTTTTTTTAGTTCTACTTAAACTTGGCATAATTTTATAAACTTCTTTTTTAGCATCAGATAATTTTATGTTTGAATAAAATCCAAATGTTTGAACTGGTTCACCAAAGATATTATATTTAGTTGGTAAATTTTTATTAAATAATTGACTTTCAATTAATGTGTTCCATTCAGTATTTATTTTTTTAAAATCACTATTAATAAAATGTTTTGAAGTTCTTTTTAAAATGTTAGGAATAAATCCAGTTGAAAACTTCATAGACCACTGCTTAGTCATTTTTTTTATAGTTTCTGGATTAACATCACCAGACATCATTAAAGAAGCATTTTGTATATCTTCAAAAAAATTACCAGCACCTTGAAGATATGTACTATTAGTTAAATTTTCTCCAAAGCTTAGAATTAAACCCATAGTAATTTGAGCAGCTTCTAGTGTATTTATTTTATGATCTTTGACATCGCCAAATCTTGGATGAAAATTACTAGAACTTTCTAAGAAAACATCAAAGCCAGTATCGTGTATCGCCATTTCAATAAACTTTGCACTATTACCAGCCATTGCAAACATTGAGTTGATTGGATCCATTCCAGTCAAATTAAACTGATGATAACCACCTTTACCATCTGGTATTCTTATTGAGTTAGGTTGAAAACTAAAAGCTTCCATCATTGTATATTTGCCGCCAGTAAAATCACCAGGTATATCTGGATCAGCGCCACCTATTGCCATGAGATCATTTCTTTGACCATCTTTTTTCATTGCATAAGTTGAGCTAATAGCAGCTAAATAAAATGCCATACCTAACTGCAATTTAATTCTTGCCATTGTTGCTTCAGCTCCACCAGCTGCAATTTTCTTACTATAACCTGTAAGAATATGAGCTAAACCTGGAGTTCTTTCTGCAACGAAACCAGCAATATTGATCGGTGTTTGTGTAAATGGAATATAATAATTGGTTAACCAAGTCATATAACCACCGCCACTACCTTTAAGGTTTTGAGCAAGTTTAGCTAATTTTCCTAAAGCATCACCTCTATCATTAGCTTTCGTTTGAAAAACAGAGTAAGCCATTTCTTTTTTAGCAGCCTCAACCATTGTAGATGTTGGTCTATCAACTCTTGATGCTATATAAGCCGCCATATCATCATATTTTAATGAACCTTTATAATACGATTCCATTGCTTCTCTATAAGCGTTAGTAAAAAGTGCTGCTCTATATTGTCTATTTTTAAAAAAATTATCACCAACAGTTAACATTTTAGTTGGAAGTCTATTTAAAGTTAAAATTTTACCTAAAAGATCCACACCTTCAGCAACAGTTTTATTTTGCACATTAAAATTTTCTGCGGTTAACTTTTGACCGTGCATTTCAATTTTAGATCCAGTATGAGTTGCTGGAAATAAATTTTCATAATTCTTTATAATCTTCATTAAGCCACCTTCTTGCTTAAAGGTTTTACTTAGTGCGGTGAACATTTCCTGATTTGCCATTGTTATACCGTAAGCATTAGCAACATCTTCATAAGCAGCAATTCCATGATCTTCCGCATAGCCTAAAGTTTTTCTTAACAACGGATTGTTAGTTATTCTAGCAGCAAGTTTTTTTTCTGTAGCAATTATTCCTTGAGCTACCCAGTTTCCAGCAGTATTTCTAATGTGTGTTACTGGAGCTGATAAAATAGCATTAATAAATATTTCACCAATACTATCTGAAACTTTTTTTAGATTTAAAAATCCACCAGTATCTTGAGTAAATTTTAATTTTGCTTGATCTGATCCAGATCGTAAATATAAAGTAGCAAGATTATCAATACTATCGCTACCTCCCATTTGGATAACTAGATCTGATTTATTAAGATCATCAACATTAATATTGGTATAAGATTTATTCCTTATTGGTATTCTAAATGATTGTAAAGTTCTTGCTGTTTCAGTTTGAACACCTTTTATAATTTTTTGTAATTCAGACATCAAAGCAAAGTGTTGTCTAAATTCTAATCTCAGTGCATCAGTAGCATTAACTCCACCATTTTTTGTTAAAACAGCAGCCAACTCATCAAGCCTACCCATGCCAGCACCTAATAATTCTCTAGCAGCCAACATATATTCTGCATTTAAAGTATCTCCTTTTCTAAGGTTTAATAATACTTTAGTTAAACTTTTTGCATCTTTGCCAATAAGAGTTGATAGCCTTTTGGTTTGTGCGTGTTCGTGAATACCTCTAGTTCTATCTTTAATTTCACCTGAGTATTTTTTAGAGATTAATTCTATAAATTTAAGAATATCTTTTTCAGACTTCATATTCTTAATATTGAAATCTGATAAAACTTTAGGTGTTAATTTGTTAGCGTTATATTTTAATAATATATCTTGAGCTTCAAGCTGAGTTATTTCCTCTGGTTTTTTAACTTTAAAAGCTTTTTTATCTACATCAACAACTGTTGTCGTTTTATCATCCTTAACAACATTAACTTCTTGTTTATCAATTTTAATCTTTTTCTTTTCTTTAGTTAGTAAATCTTCAGCTTTTTTAAGTTTCTTTTTATCTTTAACTTTTAATAGTTCACCAGCTGCTTCAACTATCTCTTTAGCTTCTTTTGATCCTATAGTTTTTATTATTTTTGCTGGGTTTACCATTAATTGTTTCCTTGATTTTTAAAAAAGAGATATTTGAAGATACTCTTTATTTACTTAATTTCTGTAATGTTTGAAATAATATTATTTCTTTGATTGTCCTGTACTTTTTATGAATTGGACATTAACTTTTTTGTTATCTAGTTCTTTTGCTTCTGTTAATTTTTTAAGACGGTTGTATTCATCAACAATGCCTTGAGTAAATACACCAGATGGTCCACCTGTTTTCATCACCTGGTCATACATTTCTTGAATATCTTTATTTATATTTGACATAATCTTTTTTATTTATAACAGAATTTATATAATATTCATAGTTTGGTTTACTAATATCTGTTCCAAATTCGCTGCTCATTTTAGACTCTAAAACCTTGAGTTTATTAACATAGTCAACATTACTCATTCCAGAATATTCTTTAATATTCATTGATTGAATAGATATAAATCGCTTTGCACGAATAGCTTGAAAATCTAAAAACTTTTCTAATTGAGATAAATTAATCTTACCTTGTAGTTCCAGCATATATTCTGGTTCTACTCTCGTAAAAGTTTTTACACTTTCGCCTTTAGGTATTACAGCCTCTATCGTAATACCAAGAAAACTTTCATCATCATTATATTTTTTTACTAATGTTTTTAATTGTGAAAGCGTAGGTTTTTGATAAATTTCTACAGAAACTCGTGGACCATTTGCAGATATTCTAATTGATCCTGTCTCCTCCATGAATCTATACATTTGAGAAAAGTCAGCACCATGAATATATTCAAAGTCGGTAACTTTTCTTGAATCATAAGCTAATTTTACTACGTCTCGGTGTTCTACTATTCTAGCAACTTGAGATCCTAGACCACCATCAATCATTCTTCCATCTGGTCCAATAAAGGCAGCCACTCTTAAATTAGAAGTCGTTCCATTTCTTTTAATCGCATTATGATATAATCTTTTATTAGGAATAAACTTTGGATTAGCAATAGGTAAAGTATCTAAATTTAAAGCTTTGGTTTTAAAAGTATAACCTTGTAAGTCAGTTATTTTTTCTAATTTCTTTGCTACATCAATAGCATCACCAAATTTTTTAGACGTTGAAAATTTAACTGTAAATGCTGGAGATGAATTTTTAACAAGTTCATTAACTTGTTCTGAAACAAATACACTATCCTGATTATATTTCTTTGCTTGTTGAACAGCGGTATTAATTATTTTTTTCTTATCAAAATCATTTTTAACAAGAGCTTCAATATCCAGGTTTCTTTCCAAATCATCTGAAAATTTACCTACGCTATCATC